TACAATGAAATTACGTATATCTACGACCGACAAAATCAGTTTATTTTTGACCGTGCTGGTAGTCCTCTTCGCATACGCAACTATCAAGACTATGTGATAACTGTGGGCGCGGGCTCACAGGTCATGCTGCGCTGGTCTGATGACGGCGGCCATACATGGTCGAACGAGCATTGGAAGTCTATGGGTAAGATCGGTCAGACCGGCTACCGCACAATCTGGCGTCGCCTCGGCATGACGCAGAAACTGCGCGATCGGGTGTATGAAATCTCAGGCACTGATCCCGTGCAAATCGCTATTATGGGCGCGGAACTCCATGTGAGCCCGACCAATGCCTGACAATAACACGCAGATACCGGCGGCGCGTGTTCCAATATGGGACAGACTCACGGATTACGTGACCCGCGAATGGTATCGCTGGTTTTATAATATGTATGTGTCGGTCGAGAATGGCCGGCGGTATGGGTCTTATTACGACACGACTACGCAGACAGCGGCGGCGGCTAATACAGCCTACGCCATGAAGCTGAATAGCGTGGCCAGTAAGATCAACGGCGGGCCGCTGCAATATGGGGTGTATGTAGGCACGCCAAACTCGCGTGTTTATGTAGACAATACAGGCACATATAACATACAGTTTTCGGCGCAGTTCATCAGCGCCAGCTCCAGCTCTAAAGACGTTCACGTATGGCTGAGCGTAAACGGCGTGAATGTGCCGGATTCCGCTACGAAAATCACTCTGGCCGGCGCCAGTAACGCCTATGTCGCGTCATGGAATTTTGTGGTAAGTCTAACCGCAGGCAATTATTTCGAGCTGTATTGGGAAACGACGAATACGAACGTCTCAATATTGGCCACTACTGCATCGGGGAATATCCCCGCCATTCCTTCGGTCATTCTGACCGTTACTAGTATCGTAGGTGGATAAATGGCCGTCGTAACGCCCACACCCAAAACGCAGTTTATTGACGCCGCTGGCGCGCCTTTGGCTGGCGGTAAACTTTATACTTATGTCGCCGGTACGACCACGCCGCAGGCGACTTATACGGATAATACGGGATCTACGCCCAACAGCAATCCGGTCATTCTTGACGCGCGCGGCGAGGCGAATGTCTGGCTTGGTGAGGCGACGTATAAGTTCAAATTGACCGACTCTACTGATGTCGAGATCTGGACGGTCGATAATATTTCGGCCCCGACGACCTCGCTGTCCCCAGTTCTTTCCGGCAACGTCACCGTGTCGACCGACTCGGCCGGCCCAGCGCTTAAGATTACGCAGACCGGCACGGGTAATGCGCTGACAGTTCAGGATAGTTCTGATCCTGACTCGACGCCGTTTGTCATCAATTCTTCCGGTCTTGTCGGCCTTGGCACCGTCGCCCCCGCCGAAGCGCTTGACATTGATAACAATGGTAAGATCCAGTTCTCGGCCAGCGGCACGGCACGCACGGTAATCTCGGCTGACGCCACTAATTCGACTATTGACGTGAAAGATGACCGCAATCTAGTCGTTAAGGTAAACGGCGGAACTGTCATAACCGCCAATTCTACCGACGTAACCACGACAATTCCAGTCGTCTTACCGGCGGCTCCGACGACCACACTTCAGGCTGCGACTAAAGGATATGTTGACGGTCTGACCGGCGCTCCGGCCGGCGTCATCATGGCATTTGCTGGCGCGGCGGCTCCGACAGGCTTTTTGACTTGTAATGGTTCGGCTGTTTCTCGAACGACCTACGCCACTCTTTTTGCTGCTATTGGCACGACTTGGGGCAGCGGCGACGGCAGCACGACATTTAACGTGCCTGATCTTCGCGGTGCATTTTTGCGTGGCTCTGGCACTAGCGCGCTTGATCCGTCCAGCCCGCGTTCAGTCGGATCGTTCCAAGCTGAAGCTTATGCCAGCCATACGCATAGTAATTCATTATCTGATCCTGGGCATCAGCATTCAGTTTACGGAATTTCATCGGCTTTTGCCACAGGCACAGCAGGCACCATTGGGCGCATGGAAAATCTTAATACCGCCGGGGCAAATATAGGCGGTCTTACGTCTGTTAATGGGGCAGGCATAAGCCTGTCAAATGCCGCGTCGGGGGGAGCTGAGACGCGGCCAGACAACTACGCTGTCCTCTATATCATTAAAACATGACGACGAGGATTGTCGACAACAGAGATCTTGGGTTATTGATAGGTTACGCTGCTACGGACTGGGCGCAACCTATCGAGTTTAAGGATTATGCGGATATAGCGGCGGATTGGCAAGTATCTGTTTTGCTTAGAGAACAGGAGCCAATAGGCGCTATATTCAAACGAGACGGCGAAACTCATGTGTCAATCCTGCCTAAGTGGCGGCGACGCTGGGCGACAAAAGGGTTATTGAGGGAAATTCTGTCTGACATGCGGTATACAAAAGTCGCGGACGGGCATGATTTCATGTATGGTATACTGGAAAGACTGGGTTTCACCCGCCAGCCGGATGGAACCGTAGCAAGAGAGAACTGATATGGGCTTTCAATCCGCCGCTAATGCCGCTGCCGGAGGCACCCAGCAAGCGATGACGCTTCAGGCCATCGCAGCCCAGCAACAGCAGCAGGCTATTCAGCAGGGGCAACAGCAGGCCGCAGCGGCGCTTCAACAAGGGCAGCAGCAGGGTGCAAGCGCACTACAGGCAGGTCAGACTGGCGCTCTTGGCGGCTTAGAGAATTATTACGGTCAGGGTGTCGGATTTCAGCAGCCCTACATGGGCGCTGGCACTGGTGCGACGAATCAGCTTGCGGCGCTGTTTGGTCAAGGCGGCGCGTATACGCAGCAGCCAACCCTTGAACAGCTTCAGATGGACCCCGGCTATGCGTTCCGGATTCAGCAAGGCCAGCGGGCGCTCAGTTCGGGTCTTGGCGCATCCGGTATGCGCGGGTCTGGCGCGGCGCTAAAAGCCGCGACGCAGTTTGGTCAGGACATGGCCAGCCAAGAATACCAGAATGCTTATGCGCGATTCATGGCTAATCGCGCGCAGGCGATCCAAGGTCTTCAGAATTTGGCCAGCACCGGCGCAGGCGCGGCCAACGTGGCGTCAGGTTTGGCTGGCCAAACGGGCGCTAACACGGCGAATGTCTATACCGGCACCGCTGGTAATCTGGCCAATCTCTACGGCTCGACCGGCACTAACCTAGCGAACGTCTACACCGGCGGCGCTAACCAACTCGCCAATATCTACGGCAATCTTGGTCAGGGGCTTGGCCAAGGCGCGGCGAATATTGGTTCGATTTACGCGCAGGGCGCGATGGGGCCGACTAATCTGTTGGCTAATCTGGCGGGGCAGGGCATTCAAGCTGGCGCTATGGCGCTAGGTGGCGGTTTCGGCAGTCCTTTCCCTCGGTCCTATAATCAATCTATGTATGGAACTAAGTAATGGCTATTCAGTATCAGCCGCTTCCTGAGTTTCAGGCTCCTAACGTCAACTTGCTTGGCGCGTATGCGCAGGGGCGCGCGCTTCAGCAGCAAGAACTTCAGGCCGCCAAAGCTGCGCAGACCATGGAGCTGCAAGGCCGTGCGGCGCAACGGCAGGAAGAGGAATCGGCGCTTAACGCCAAGGCCAAGTTACAAGAGCTTAATGAAAAAATTCGTTCACTTGCTATGTCTCGTTTGAGCGCCGTTCCTGAAGGCGATCAGGAAGCCTATCTCAAAACGATTGGCGAGTTTAAGGACATTTTCCCGTCTGAATACGATGTGCTGTCTAAGCGCAAATGGGACGCTGATACGCGCCGAATGGTGCTGTTGACACCGGAACAGCAATATAAACAAACGACTAAAGACGTGTTGCTGCCGTCGGGTGAAACGCAGACTATGCGTTATCCTGAGTTTGGCGGCGGCGCGGCTGCGCCGATTGGCGGCCTTGTTAGCGCGCCTAAACCGGAACTTAAAGAAGTTGGCGGCGAACTTTTAAGCGTCACGCCGCAAGGCGCTGCGCCTGTCCCATTGTTGCCTGTTGGCGGCGGTCGGGGTCAGGCCGGCGCGTTTACTGGCGGCGATCTGACTACTAACCTAATCAAAGAGCGCGAAGGCTACATTGAGAAGCCTAAGTATGATGTGAATGCTTACCGCGCGGGTTACGGCAGCGATACGGTCACGCGTTCGGACGGTTCGGTTGAACGCATCAAGCCTGGCATGTCGGTTAGCCGTGAGGACGCCGAACGCGATCTTCAGCGCCGTATTCAGACGGAATTTGTGCCAAAAGCAGCGGCTAAAGTCGGCGAAGAAAACTGGTCGCGCCTGCCGGAAAACGTGCGGGCGTCACTTACATCCATTGCGTATAATTACGGCACGATCCCTAGCCGTATTGTCCCGGCTGTGCAGTCCGGCAATCCTGAAACGATTGCGCGTGCGATTGAGAGCCTTGCTGGCGACAACAAGGGCGTCAATGCCGGACGCCGTATGCAGGAAGCCAATATTGCGCGCGGCACGGCGTTTCCCGGCACTCGTGCTGTTCCAGCCTTTGCGGCTATGGGTTCGCCAGAGTTTATGGGCGGTCCGCAGATCCAGCCGCCAATCAATATGATGGCCCCTGCGCCCGCGCCGGTAAATGCCATGACTGCGTCTGCGCCGCTTCCTACGCCAACGGCGTTGCCTGAAGTGCCGCCTATGGCGGTTGAACAGCCGTTGACGGTCGGGACCAAAGCGCTTGTTAAAGGCCAAACCAATGTTGAGTCAACGCTCGACAAGATGATGGCCAAATATAATAAGCTGGATGAGCTTAAGAAAATCCCCAGCTCGCAGCGCACTTTTGGCGAAAATCTTGAGGCTTATATCGGCGGCACAACGGCCGGGCAGGAAGTTGAAAAGATCCGCGCTACGCCGGCGCAGCAACAGCGTAATGAGCTGAAGTCGCTGCGTCGCGCGCTTCTTAAAGACATTATGGCCGCTACTGGCGCGAGCGCTAAAGAACTCGACTCTAACTTTGAACTTAAAAGCATGTTGGAGTCGCTGTCAGATGAGACGATGGATATCGATTCCGTTCGTCGTATTATTGCGGACTTGTCGGCGCGTTACGGTAAAGGCAGCATAAAAGCGCCGGAAGAAACGCCCGCCGCGCCGTCGGCTGCATCGGCAAATGAGCCTCGCATAATTGATTTTAGCCAGCTTCCCAAGAGGCGATAATGGACGTTCGACTTCCTGACGGCACGATTGTCCGCAATGTGCCTGATGACATAACGCAGGAAGACTTGATGGAGCGCGTTGGCATGGCGCAGCAACCATCAGAGGGTCTTACCGCTGAACGCACTGCTAAAGTAGGCGCGCGCGAACTTGCGCCGCTGGCTGCCGCTGCTGGATTAGGCGGATTAGTAGCTGGGCCAGCCGGCATGGTAGCCGCGCCAGCCGCGCTAGAGGTAGCTGATTTAGCAACCACGCTCTATAACATCGCCGCACCGCGTTTTGGTGGTCAACCTGTTCGCACGCCGTCTGAAATTGCGCGACCGTATCTGACCCCTGAATCATTCAAGCCGCGCACGCAAAAAGAAGAATTGGCCGCAGCGGCCATCGGCGGCGCTGGTGAAGCAATGACTGGCGCGGGCGCAGCTAATATATTTGCGCGGCGTGTAGCGCCAGGGCTCGTGCGTAATGTGCTGGCCACGATGGGCGAGCGCCCGCTTGTGCAGGCTGGCGCAGGTGCTGGTGCGGCAGCGGCTCCCGTTCGTGCTGAGCAGATGGGCGTTGAAGACCCGCGCGCTTTGTTGGCCACGAGCCTTGTTGGCGGTCTGGCTGGCGCTCGCGGTGCTGGCGCTCTCCAGCGCGGCGTCGAGTCAAGCGCGGCGGCGGCGCAACGCGGCGCTATGCGCTTAATCGGCAAACCGCCAACGACTGAAGCTCTCGGTGAACGTGCGGCGCAGTCGTTTGAGCGCGCTACGTCGCTCGGCGTGCAGTATGATCCGACGGCATATCAAAAGTTTGCTTCGGGACTTGAGACTGATTTGAAGGGCTACGACCCGGATTTCAGCAAGTTTGCCGACGTTAAAGTTGCGGTTAACAAGCTGAAGGATCTGGACAGCCAGCCGTTGACAATTGAGCGTCTGCATAACGCGCGACAAATGCTCGGTATCTTGCGAGGCGACAACGAAAAAGACGTGCGCCGTATGGCCGGCATTCTTACCGATAAGCTGGACAACTTTATTACGAACGAAAAGAATGCTGTCGGTGCGGACGCCAAAGAAGCTGCTGATGCGCTCATGTCCGGTATCAAAGACTATCGCATGATGTCGAAGAGCGCTGAAATTGAACGGCTTATCGACCGGGCTAAATTGTCCGGCGGTTCGGCGGAGAATATTCAATCCCAATTCCGTTCGGTCGCTAAAAATGAAGGGCGTATGCGCAAGTTCACGCCTGACGAACAGACGATGATCCGCCGCATCGCCAAGGGAGAAGAAGGTTCGACAATTGCTAATCTTCTTAGCCGCGTCGCGCCATCGCGCAGTCCCGGTATGCTGGCTACACAGGCGCTTGTCGGCGGCTACGGCTATTCCAGCGACGACCCATACGCTTTTTATGGCGCTGGCGCTGCGGCGCTTGGCGGCGCGGCTGGTCGCGCGGCACGTAATATGCTGGCTCGTCGCGCGGCCGGTAACGTCGCGGCGATGACGCGTGGTGCTCCGACGGCCGTGCCGTTTACACCTTCTTATGGTTCTCTTGCGCTGCCGATTATGTCGCAGGGCGTTAACGCGATGGCGAGATGATGATGGTTGAATACCAAGTTCTTTTTGACGTGGCCATTGGCGTGATCGGCGTGCTGGGCGGCTGGACGCTTAACACCGTTTGGGCGGCCGTGAAGGATCTTCAGGAAGCCGATAAAGAATTAGCGGACAAAGTGGCCGCTATTGAAGTGCTGGTCGCTGGCCGTTACATCACCCGCGAAGAAT